TCGCGGTGAGGCGCAGTGTGCCGTAGGAATCGAAGTTCGAGTCGTAGGGCGAGACGTACGGATATCCATACGGATAGTTCATCGCGCCTCTTTCGTTTCATCGGCGCAGGCCGGTTTGGTTTCGGAAGGACCGACCACTTTGGTTTCGCGCGAGTCCGCGAGCGGCTTGATGGGCTTAGAGCGTTTCATGGGCATATTCCCCTTTTTCAAAACAAGCGGGAGCCCCCGAAACAGAAGAGGCCCCCACATTGGTCGATTAGGCGAAGGTGCCCGAGACATATGCATTGGGACGTTTGACGATCAGGGCAACGCGTTTTTCGGCGCGGATCGCGACCATGTTGCGTTGGAAGAAGTCCGCATGCTCGGTTGAAATTTCAACCTGCATCTCCATGCGGTCGCGGATCTCAGCGCCAGGCGCCGCCCCCGTTCCGACCATGAACTGGCCCACTGGCATCGAGGTGGTCGCCACCACATCTAGATTCCAGATGGAGGGACGGACGGCCTGCTGCGGGTCGCCCAGGATGTACCGCCCGTATGCGTCCTTGGTCAAGCGGATCGCCCACCAATCCATCGTGTTGAGCACGATGAAGGTAGGATTCAACTCCTTGGCGCGCGCGATCTGGCTAACCGCGTGCCCGAGTTGATCGATCTTGTTGTCGCCCCCGACATTCAGAGACGTATCGTAGTTAGCCGCCTGGGTGACGAGGCCGTTGAGGTTCTCTCCTGTATCGTCGCCGAGAAGCATCTGCAGTTCCTCTTCGAGATTGACGTAGTAGGGCAGCGAGGTATTGATATACCCAGCGAGCTCGGTGAAATCATCGAGCACCTGCTTGGTCGCCGGAATGAAGGCCGCGATGGTCCGTACCTTCTCGGAGGCGGTTGCGAACGTCACCGCGCTCTCGTTAATGGCATTGCCTTCGGCGGTCGGGCTACCTGCGCCGGAGGTGACGGTAAGCGCTGTGCCGGCGTTGGCGGCTGTGGCTGCGAGGGAGATTTTGATGGTGTTCGCAGTCGTGTTGTAAGCCGTAATGACCGCGCCCGCCGGAATCCCCGTGCCACTGATGCCCATGCCGGGCAGCAGCCCGACCGTGCTCGATACCGCGGTGATAGTGGCGCTTCCGTTCGCAGTTGTGCCGGTGATGGCGATCGTATAGTTGGGGGCCGTCGTCACTTTGACGAAATCGACCAGGGCGAGGTTAGTGGGCCGCGCTACCAGCACATCGCGGATGCGCAGCATCTGGCGAGCTTCCGCCGTGATTCCAGCGATGCGGTCGATAGTCAGAACGCCGGATGTAGAGAAACCAACCGCGGAGTCGCTGATAGTAGTCTTGCGCTCGAAGCGATTCATCTTGACGGTGAACGATGCGCGGCCGGAGCGGTTCTTGATCAGCCGGGCGACGTCATCGTTTTGCTTCAACTCTTCCACAAGCGGCTGCTCATCGACAGCATTGTGCTTCTCGGTCATCTTCAGGTCTACGGCGTCGATCTGCTTTTGCAGCTTCTCGACGGCGGACTTGGTTTCGGTGAGCATCGTGCCGAATTGCGTCTTCTCTTCGGCAGCCTTGGCGACGTAGCCCGTCAGTTCAGTCTGAAGGGCGGACAGCTGGTCTTTCAGTTCCATGGGAAACTCTCCCTGTTTCTTGATCGGTTAGAGTGAGCGGTTAGTAACTGGCGGGGGTTTACGCCCGCAGCAGCGCCCTCATGGACTTGAGGGACTCGGTCGCCGAGTGGAGAGCATCCGGCTCGGACTTGGTAGCAGCCACGGCTGTGGCCTTCGAAGTGGCATCGTCGGGATCATCTTCCCCGTCGATCTCGCCGGCTTCGTCGTCCATCAGTGTGGCCATAAGGTCAATGGCAGACTTCATGTGCTCATGCGCTTCACTGAGCGAACTCTTGGTGGCCGCGCTGAGACGGCGACCCGACTTGGTCTCGTGCTGCGCGGACCAGGACTTGATGTCGAGGCCGTACATCTCGGTGAGCACGTCGAGATACTGCGGGATGTACTCCATGAAGGCGTCGCGGAATTGCTGAATCACCGCATCCGCCGCGATGATCATCTCGATTCGCGATAGATCGGAGCTCCACGGAATCTGCCCAAGGGCGCATTGAAGCGCCGAATACATCTGGTAGCCCGCGTCCATGAGCTGGCGCTCGTTCAACTCTTCGTTGAAGTCGCCCTTGGTCTCGCCGCGCGCTTTGACGCTGGTGACCATGGCGAGAGTGTTCATGGGGAAGGTCACCACCGAGCCCTCCCACAGACGAATCTCCTTCAGATGACGAACGCCGTCGATCACCTGTGCCTTGATCGCGTCATAGCCGATGGACAGGCCTTTGACGATCTTGGCCTTGAGCAGCAGGTACGCCTTTTTCGCTTCCGGGATATCGAGCAGCAACTGGCCCTTGCACCACAGGCCGTCGGGACGATCCTCCAGCGTGAGGTCGCCGATCGGGCAGTCGGCCTTGTGCTGCCACAGCACCGGGACGGTGTTGCCGTTTTCCTGCAGCGTCTTGGTAAACGCGCCCGGCTCGACCAGGTCGGCTCCGTCGTCGACGTTGTTGTAGGGCGACAGAATGCCTTCGAACGTGCCATCCTCGCCAAGCGACTTGACGGTCATGCGGAACTGGCGCTGCTTGTTCTTCATGGTTCGACTCCTCCGAAAAAACCGTTACTGTTTTCCGCCGACCTGGATACGCGCCGCCGGCGTTGCCGCCTGCATGTTCTGCACCGGTGCCAGGTTGACCTGAACGAAATGCTCGTCGCCGCCGGGGACTGGATTCTTGCCTTCGGCGCCGCGGACTTCATTGATCGAGTCAATGCCGTTCTGCAGCGAAGTCGCGTAGCCCTGCATGCGGGCCAGAAAGTCAGCCTTGAGCAGCGCGCTGAGATCGTGGCGGAAGAAGAAGCCCTGGTGCTTTTCCTCCGGCGTCAACACGCAACGCCAGAGTTCCTGCTCCCAGCGCGTGAGGTGCGTCATCAGCGTGAAGCGTACGAACTGATCTGCCAGGCTCTCAATGTTCGAGAAGGTCGCGTGCGATAGATCCCCGATGATGGTGGGGAAGACAGAGAACCAACGGCAGAGTTCCTGGATGGTGAACTGGCGGCTCTCGATCAACTGCGCGTCGGCAGCTGAGATGCCGATCTTCTCGTACTCCAGGCCGGACTCAAGGATGGGCGGCTTGTGCGCGTCAGAGTAGGTCTTATCCCAGTTCGCGGCGAAACGCTCGTAATCTTTGTCGTCTTTGAATTTATTGGGATGCTTGAGCACATACGGCACGCGGCCGCCACGCGCGTAGAAGTTGGCTACATTGCGCTCCTGCGAGATGGCGGTGCCCATGGACTGCCGCGCCATAGTGATGACACTGTAGCCCTGCACGCCGTCCCAGCCGAGGCCTCGCAGATGCAGGATGTCCTGCGGCTTGCCTCGCTCGACGGTGTAAGTCTTGTCCGGCTGATGCTCCTCGCGCACCACGTAGACCAGGCGCTTCTGGCCCGTCTTCTCGCGCGTGGGAAACACCATCTGCGGCTGGATGGGATAGAACTCGACCGCAACGCCGGTGCCGGAGCGCCGCGCGATCTTGGCGTACCCATTACCTTGCAGCACCGAGTGCGAGGTCAGCAGCTCGGAAAAACTCTGCGCCGTCATCTCATCGCTGGGCGCGTACTTCAGCGCCGAATAGACCGGGTGAGCCGTGGCCGGTTCCTGAATATTCCCCTTTTGCTGCATCATGTTGAGCGGAAGAAAGCCAACCGATTCCGAAATGACCTTATTGCAGGCCCACACGGTGCTGAGGCCCATCGCGGTGTCGGTCGAGACCGGCTCTCCCGACCAGGCGGGCAGGCCGCCGGACAGCGCGTTGTAGATGCCGTAGTAGCCGTTGCGCGCATACCATCCGGCACTGATGGTGTCGAAAGAAAACGCGGCGGATTTGACTGCGCGGCCGACCGCACTCTTGATCTTTTCGAACATCAAATACCTCTGACCACAGGCGAAATAAACGAATCAGGTTGAAGGAGCATGGAGCGCCCTATCGCGTTGAACATGGCGGAGGCGGCGTCGATTTTGTTGCGGCCGTTGCGGACCTTCTTCGGAAAGATGTTGCCGCGGTTGTCTTCATACCCAACCACGCAAGACATACAGAAGGTCAACACCGGATCGCCGATGTGATGAATACGGTGTCCGAGGATGGCCGCCTGCACTTCCTTGACAATGCCGGAGAGGATCTTCAGATCCTGCGGCGCGTCCTGCACCACATCCTCCGGAATCTTGCCGACCAGCAGCTGCTGCATGTGGATGGCGTTCCACGGATCGAACGCCAGCGAACGATACTCGTAGAGCTTGAAGTCCTCTTCAATGTCCTGCTGGATCCAGGGCAACTGAATCTCCCAGCCGTCGTGCGCGACGAGGTGGCCGCTGTTGATCCACTTCAGGTAGTGCTGATGCTCGCCATCGTTGGCCAGGGCCTTGGGAACGTAGTGCGTTCCGAAGACGAAGTAGTGTCGCTCCCCCAGACCGCTGGCCGGGTTGATACGCATCTCGGTGAAGACTTTGCAGCGGCTGGCCAGATCGATCTTGCGTGCCAGATCGTCGCCCTCGTCGACCGTCTTGCCTGCGAAGTCCTCGATCTTGATGGTTGGGTCGTAGCAGGCAGACCACGCGGCCATATTGAAGAGGCCAACGCCGACATTCATCCACTCGTTGAGCGTCTTGGTGCGATAGCCGTTCTGCTGCGCGGGATCCTGGATGGCGTCCTGCAACTCCTGCAGGACGACTTCCGGATAGATCGAAATCCCATAGTTGGGATTCGCCTTGATCAGCGCTTCCTTGGTGCGCCAGTCGTCGGGCCGGTTGATGCGATACGCACCGGCCTCGACGTGGCCGTGCTGGGTGTCGCACCGTTCCGTGTGCGCGGCGTAGGCGGCGAGGATAAGCTCCCCGGAGACTGCCTTCTGCTTCCTGGCCGCAACTGCGATCGCAGGAAGCGTCGCCGAATTGCAATTGCAGGTGCGTACCAGCTCCTCGATGGCGTCGTGCGAGGTGAATTCATGGTCGACAGGGTCAGTGTCGATACCGAACATGATGGCGAAGGTTGCATCGTTGTCGATGTCGCCGGCAAGAATGCGTTCGCAGAACTGTTCAAACTGATGGCACGGCCCATCGATCAGGACGCCCGCCGTGGTGATATTGAAGATCAGCGGCTGCAGCCGTGCACGCTGGCCTTTCTTGAGCGTGTCGTGCAGATCGTCGGTCTTATGCTCGTGCCGCTCATCGATGACGGCGAAGGATGCGCCGGCGCCGTCTCCCGGCTTGCGGACCAGGACGACGAACGATCCTCCATTGAAGCGGCAGAGGATGCGCTTGGCATGTGCCTCGAGGCCGAACTCGCGCTTGAGGTCCTTACCCTGATCGGTCGATTCAAGGATGCGTGACGCCGGTTTGAAAACCTCCATCGCCTGGCGCTCGGTGGTGGCGCCGGAGTAGACCTGGGGAGCGTTCTCCCCGTCGAGCACAAGCATGTACAGCGCGAGGACGGAAGCCAGGATCGACTTCCCGTTCTTGCGCGGGATCTTGATGTAGGCCTCGCGGAAGCGGCGACGGCCGGTAGTCTTGCGGACCCACCCGAAGATGATGCAGACACAGAAGATCTGCCACGCTTCGAGACGGATCAGATTGCTGCGCTTACCGCGCGGCGTAGCCCACTCGCCCTCGGTGTGAGGAAGGCATTCGATGAACTCGCAGGGCAGCGAGGCTAAATAGTTATCGAACCGGTAGAGGTAGGTCTTCGACTTCGAAGCTTCGAGATCGTTGAGGTGACGTTGGCAGGCGAGACGAACCCACTTGCAGGCGAGGATGTTGCCGGCGATGACATCCGCCGCGTACTTGTTCGCGATGCGGACATAACGAGACTCAGGCGCGACGCTGCGCTTGACGCGCGAGGCGGCCGATCGGCGAGGTGCTGCCGGCGGGGGTGAAGGCACCTCCGGAGACTGTGGATTGAGCTGCAGGGGTCATTCCCATCTGCCGAAGGCAAGCAATGAAGTTCGTGCGATCTCCCGTCGATGCAGTTCCGTGACGCACCAAATACTTCAAGGTGCAGGCGAGTTCGACCAGTGACCGATGGGAACGGTTGAGAACCCCTGGCGCGGCGTCGGCGATCAGCTCGTACCAGAGCGCGAGATATTCCTGGCGCTGAGAGCTGTGGAAGCCGTCTGCGTTAGGGAGGAAACAGGTTGGCGGATCGCCGATTGAGTCGGTGACGATAGGCTCGTTCTCGCGAGCCTTGCCGCGCTGAGGATCCTTCTTGAAAGTGCCGCGAGCCTCAAGAATCGATGTAGGAACCCTCGGTGCTGGCATCGCTGAAACCTTCGCTAGGAGATAAAAGAGGATGTTTGCGCTGCATCCGGTGGTGGCAGTCGCTTGGAGCAGTGTCTACGCGCCGCCAGCGAGTGGCCGTCATGGGCATCCGGACCATGCCGGTTTAGGTGGTGTAATTTACTGAAAACATTGATCAGCGGAAGCGAAAATGAGCCTAAGCCACGGTCTAGAAACCCGAGGTCTGTAGGGATTTACTACCCCCTACCCCTTGCATTGATTCCATTACCTTTATTGCCAAAGCCGCCGTCATATTGTGAAGTCTTGACGTTGTGACAGTCATCGCAGGCGGACTGATGGTTCCACTCAGCCCACATCAATATCTCGTCGCCCTTATGCGGGATAATGTGATCAGTCAGCTTGGCTGCTCGCACAATGCCCGGGTGCGTATTCACCACGATCAGGCCGTCCGGCTTCAGCTTCAATCCCTCGCACAGCGGATACTCTCGCAACCTCAACGCCGTATACTGCTGCCACCTGTAGCCGTAGCCCCGTTGCGTCGAGCTCGGACGCTTCGTCTCACACTGCATCGTCGCAGTGTGAGACTTATGCGCCTCGCAGTATCCCTTCACAACCAGCGCAGGACAGCCAGGCCTTGCGCATGGTCGCTTGGCCATGGTTACGCCAGCGTCGACGCGCCAGCGCCGATATCGCTCACTGCAGCAGTCACGATCGCCACGATGGTAGCAATCTTGGTTGCGGTTGCTGGATCCTTGACCTGCGCAGCCGACAGCAGCGCTGCAAGGTTGGCATTGACAGACGCCACAATCGACGGGATGCTCGCCTTACTGCCTGCGCCCTGGATGGTGGACTTCAGTGCCGACAATCCAACCTTGACCTTATCCAGAATCGGGTTCAGGATCGGCGCCAGCTCAGGCACAACCAGCACGTCGATCTCTTCGATGTACGGTACGGCTGCATTGACAGCCGACGCCAGCGCGACTTCCTCCGACGGTGCTTTCTTCCACATTGCGATAACGTCTGCCTTCAGGGCAGAAAAGAAGGATTTGATCGTCATAATACTCTCCACGGCTTTCGCCGACGTACTGGGTGTTGCTACATCCGCCGCAACCGCGGCATGATCCATCCAGCCCACTTGCGCACTGACGTCAGGAATCTCCTGCTTACCTTTCAGCCAATTCAACGGATTCGGAAGATTGATGATCATTTCGCGTCACACTGCAGATAGCCAACCCACGCGATCACCGCTCCAATGCCCAGCGAGAACCAATCTTTCGCCGTCATCGCAAGATGGCCAGCCGCATCGAACTGCACCGACTTCAGCGCCACCACCAAACCAGTCGCCGCACCGATCACCGTCGTCTTCGAGATCTTGCTGGTATCGATCGTCATGCCGTCACCTGTCCCAGGGCATTCATAAACTGCAACGCCGTCCACTTGTTGCGATCGAGGAACGCCGGATCGCTGACATCGCGGCCACACTGAGCAGCCGCATGCAGCCAATCGCAAGCCAACACAGCCGCGTCGAAGTGCACGTAGGTCTCGCGCTCGCGTTCGTCGCCCAGGTTGTAGTCCATATCCAGCAGCGCCATCTTCACGCCGTCGGGATAGCTGTCGAACTTCGGGAAACGCTTGCGCAGCTCCACATCGAACTGCATCACCTTCGCGCGCTGCAACTGCTCCATCGCCTGCGCAGTCAGCACCGGCGACGTGCCCACCTGGTAGTACTCGGCGACATAGCCAACATGCGATGCCTTCACAAAGTTGAAATTCGCGATGATCTCAATCGCCGTTGCCGCGCGGCTGAAGTCCGGCGCCTGAAATGGCAATACGACTGCCGCAGCGGAACTCGCCAGCAGCAAACCGCACGCCGTCGTCACGTTGCCTTTCGAGTCGAGATACATCCAAGCCCTATCGCCTTCGAACTGCTTATTGATCGGCAGATAGTCATCGATGTAGCTCATAAGACTTTCTCCAAAGCTTTGCAGTAGGCCGGATTCGATACCGGCATTTCCCCAGGTTTTTAGAGAGGTGGCATCCATCCTCTATCGCGTGTTCTCTTCACAATTCGGATTCGCGGGAAACTAGTCCCGGCCGCTCCACGCCGCCACTGCAAACTTAAACTTTGCCCGTTCGTCTTGAACGGAGCCGAAGTCACCAGCACTTCGCCATGCTGGGAGCCATCCCCGTTTCCCAGTCCCGCCACGAGGCGGATTCACTTAGGAGTTGCAACGGTTCAGCGAGGAAATACAAACACGAATGCCGCCGATGGCAAGATCGGCGGCATTCGTGCGCTCTGCATTTTTCCGCATTCTTTTCAGAATGAAGTCAACGCAAACAACGTCGTTTACTTGTGGACAGTCGTACTGCTGTCGGTGGTGCTGGTTGTGGTCGAAGTGAACTGCGGCACATGGGTAAAGATTCCGCTCGCGTTCAAAATCGCCATAAAGAGCAGTACCGCCAGCGCCAGCAGTTGTGTGCGGTTCATGTTGCGCTGGTCGCGGCGATCCTTCAAAAACGCTTCACGCTGCTTTACCTCATCCGCGCGCCATTCCTCAAGCCTGCCCATGCGCTCGTTCAGTCCGGCTTTGCCATTGCCGCGAATCGCGACATCATGTTCCGCAACCTTTTCGTCTATCTCACCGTGCCAACGTGAATCAAACCCAGTGGCGCACCCATCCATGCCCGTATCTCCATTGTTAGGCACTGCTACTGAACCCGCGCCAGTGCGACGGCTGCGGTATCCATCAACGCGAACTGCTTGCGAACCTTCTCCATCAGCAGCGGGTTGTTTGTGTGCCGCTGAGTATGGAAGGTGTCCACCTTCGCTATCACGCGTTCCACGTGATCTTCGAGCGGCGGCGTTCCCGTCGGCAGCCGCTTGCCCGCAACAATCTCCGCCTCGGTCAGCGACCGGTCCGGATACTTGCGCTCTTTGCGCTTGGTCTCGCTCAAGCCCCTGGTGCGACTCTTGCCGCCCGCAAAGTGCCGCCCCGCATAGGCCGTCATCTCATGCGGCGTAATGGACGATTCGACCGGATCGAACGAAGGCTTCGGGTTGAACACAACCGGATTCGGCGATTCGCCGCGCGTGCCACAGCATGGGTCAATTGCCTGCCAGGCTACGATCTCGCCATCGCTGTCAGTAATTGCGCGCAGCGTGCCAGCGGCTTCCTGTCGTTTCGCGGTCGTAGGCCAGACCCAACGCTCAATCGGAAAGTCGCCCGCAGCCATGAGGGCTTCCACGGTGCAGACTACGCCCGCTGGGATAACTGGTATTTGTTTTGCCATGGGATTTGGTTTTTGAGACGAGAATCCATCAACTCATGAGACTGCCGTTCGGCGTCGCCGTGGCTTCTAAATCACCTACTCGTCAATTGCTCAGGTGTGAAAGTAGCACAAGTTCTGAGATAAAACACAAAGTCAATTCCACGATCATGGAATTCGTGTTCAAACTACTCGAAAACCCGCATGAACACTAGCCGAAAAAATCTCAACTATTTTCAATAGTTGCTTGACGAGCGGCCATCCCACATGCCAATTCCTGCTTTTTGCTTCAAATCCAGCTCCTTCACCGCGGCTTTGTCGTACGGCCAGCTGCGCGAATCGCGCCAGTAGTTTCCGCGCACGAAGTTCAGCCAGCTCCAACCGTGGCTCAGCGCCGGACGTTCGCGCAGGAACATCTTCGCGTTCCCGATCATCAGGTCCGCCGCCGCAACCGGCTCGCTCTTCTCGCTCGAGCAGAACATCTCCAGCGCCTCGCCGATCGCCTCTTCCAGCCGGCGGTTCTTGGTCCAGCCGCAGTCGCGCATCACGCGCGCCGTCTGCCACACGATCAGCGCCGCACGCTTCATCCCAGGCGTCACGCTCTGCACGGCCGACTGCACCCGCGCTGCTTCGTTCACAGCCAGGTTGCACTCCAGGAACTCCGGACCCATCACCACGCCCGCATCGAAGCGAACCAGCTCGCCAGCCACCCGCACTGCGCCTTGGCTTTCGTCTTCGTCTTCACGCGCAGCGTCAGCAATCGAGCTCACTCCCCCGCTTGCGGGGGTGGGGGGGTTGTACTTGTCTTGTGTCTTGTGTCTTGTGTCTTGTCTAAGGTGTCTCACAGCTTGCGACACTTCTGTCGCAAAATGGGGGTCGTTTTGCGACACTTCTGTCGCAGAATCCCCAACCCAAATTTTTTTATCCACTCCGTCAATCTGTCTCAGGGTGAGACACTTTTGCGCCTCGTCTTCCGCCGTCGCCGCAAGCTCTTTCGCTCTGCCAGTTACCAGCTGCGCCAGCGTGGTCGCAGGCCGGGTGTCTCTGGGTGAGACACTTTTGCGGCTCTGCTCGCTCACCGTCCTGCGCAAGTAGTTTGCGGCCAACTCCTTCACGTCCGCCAGCTCGTAGCTGCTGGGCGACTGCGGCGTCGCGGCCTTGCGCTCGATCACCAGACCCAGCTCCACCACGCGCTTCAGGTTGCGCCCAAAGGTGTCCTTCGACATCCGCGCATGCGCCGCCATCTCGCGCAGGCTCATGGTCACCTTGGTGCCGTAGCAAAGTCGGGTCAGCGCGGTGTACACACTTATCCCGTCCTGCCTCAGCTCGTCGCCGAACACGTCGTAAATCTCGTTGTCGTACCAGCCATGCCCTGGCTTGCGCACATCCCGCAGCCGCACTGTCGTCTCTGTCATCGTCGTTCCCATCTAGCCCTGTATCTCCATTTGGTCAGTGCGACTCAGCCACACCGTCGTACTCGTCATCATTCGGATCGTCATCAAACTCATGGCAATAGCAATCGCCACACTCGCGGCATCCGCCGCACACGGTGCAATAGTCTGTTTCGTCGTGACCCCAAGGACACTCGCCCATTCAGTTGCCCCGCCCGTTGTCTCCGCGCCGCTCTGCGCGCCGCGCCAGCACATCCCACGCCTCATCCTGTGGCGCGGCGAACGCGAAGCCGCCCTGGCCCTCTGGCGGCCTCACCGTAAACTTCGCGGGCTTCTCACAACTCCCGCACACTGGCGTCCCCAGATCCCGCGAGCAGTTCCGCGCCCCACAGCCACACGTCCACCACAGCGGCTTCACGCGCGCACCTCGGGGAACTGATGCCACTCGATGCCGTCCAGCAGATGCCCGGCAGCTTTCTTGCCTATGCGCCGCATCCCGACTGGCGAGGTCGCAGGCCCGAACTCACCATAACCCGCCAACGTGCCCCCATCCGGGGCTTGGCTTGGAGACCACTCGCCCCACTGCTTGAAGAAGAACGGCACGCCAGCGGCGACACATTGATCGCGCAGCCCACGCACCCAGTGCGGATGCATCGGACGCGCGTCCGGCCCACTCTCCCCGCCGCAGATCACCCAGTCGAGCCCTGGACGATCTGGCCCGTCGCTGATCAAGCCTCCGTCAGTCCAGTAAAGGTCGCTAGAATCTAGCGAACTAAACCTCCAGTTATCGTCGATATCCTCTTGCGTGGGCACATAGCTAGGCGGATGAAGCGTGAGAGCCGCAATATTATTCAGATCAACCGCACCGAGCAGGGGCTCGACCGACAAGAACCGCACCGCCGCCGGAGTCTGCAGCAGCAGTGGAATGCGCTCGTCTGCCGCCTTCTGATTCTCGACGCTCACGCCCAGCCACACGTTCGGCAGCGGCCACACGTCGCGCACGCGGCAGCCCGCCTCATCCCCATTCGGGCCGCAGTCGTAGACCACATCCGTCGCGTTCTCAGGCTTCGGAATGTTTTTGTACGCCCTCAGCGACTGAAGGTCGAACGCCAGCATCGAGGCCGCCTTCAGAATCGCAGAGCGCCGCCCCGGCTCACTCAACCATGCCAGCATACGTTCCGGCCTCTTCGTCAAAATCTGAAACGTGTGCTGCGGGCACAGCAGCATCACCGCAAAGATCAGGGTGCGATCCACCTTATGCACATTCTCGTGAAACAGATCGCTCATCGAGTTGACGAAGATCCGCCGCGAACGGTGGTTGAACTTCTCGCAAGCACATTGATGCTGACACACACCGCAAACTTCACAAGTCACAAAGACCGGCTTCCACTTCAGCGGATCCAGCAGATGCGCTTCCACAAACTCAATCTGCCCATTCCACACAGGTTTACCGTTGGTGATCGCCGTCAGCCCCTCGTACGGCAGCCCTTCGCCGCGAAACCGCCCGGCAATCTTCTCCGCGTAGCAGTTCCGGCAACCCTCGCTCACACGGCTGCACCCGCGTATCGGGTTCCACGTCGCATCCGTCCACTCAATTCCCGTCGTCTGGCTCACTTACAATCTCCCTGTCCGCGCGTATTCGGCGTCGGCTTTCTGTTTCTGCTTGAGCTGTTTCGCTTCGACGGCCTGCCGCGCCGCCTGGCGAATCGCGAGCAGTTTGCCCTCGACTTCCGGCATGGCCACTTCGACCATCACCGAGGCATCCGCCGGCGCAATCGCCGGGTCCACCGCGAACGCCACATCCTCCGCGCGGATCACCAGTACCAGCAGCGCGCCCGCTTCCTTGCGCAGCCACTCCGCCCCCGCATCCAGCGACCGCGGAGATGTCAGATCCCATCCCTTGCTCATACGCACGCCTGCCTTTCACGCGAAACTTCGAGCGATCCGGGAAGCGGCAGCAGAGCAGGCGGAGGATGCCGACGCGTCCACTTGCGGCGGCCGCCAAAGATCAACTGCAACGCCTCCAGCAGGTCGATCATGTTATGCAGCAGCACGCGCTGCGCGAGCGTCGTCATCACCACCGGGCGCAGCAGGTCGAGGATGACGCGGCAGTCCGGCTGCGCGGCGCACACCGTCCGTACCACCGATTCCGCGTGATCTTCGTCGAGCGGTGACTCGACCACCAACGCCGCGTCGAAGGCCTGCAGCGCGAGCGTGTCGGTCAGCCGTCCCGCTTCGTGGATCGGGGTGACCGCGTACAAACACTTCGAATCGATCACCAGCCTCAGCACGCTCAACATGGTCTCGTCGGCGCAGTACAGCAGCAGATACTTTCTCGCCCTCATCGTCGACCCTCCGCGAGGAGCCGGGCGTTGCGCGTGTTGGCGTAGCTGCGGCGATGTTCCAGGCACTCGCCGCACATCGTATGTCCGGGCGCGGCGGCCTCGGGGCAGTCGAGGCAAAGGCCCTCGGCGATCCGCTTGGCGCGCCACGTCCGTTGGTAGAGCATGCAGCGTTCGCGCCGCTCCGCAACCGTCTGCGCGCCGGCTTGCTCCCGCACCCGCCGCACCCGCTTGGGCTTGGCGGCAACCGCCGGATGCTTACGCTGCGGTCTCGCCGCGTCCTCGGCCGAGCGCCGCTCAAACTCCAGCCGCCAATCCGACTTCCACTCCGTCTGCTCGGTCTGCTTGGCGTACATCACGTTATGGCCGAAGCCAGACATCCTCTGCGCCTCAGTCATCTCGCCACATCCGTTCCGGACGCAGCATCCCAGTCAGGTTCAACCTCGAACGTCGGGTACCAGCTCGGGCGGCCGTTGACGACAGTCTTGAGAGACAACTCCTCATCGATTCGAAACCGTGCGACGAAGAACTTCGCGGAGTGACATGCCGCACTCGCCTTCGCCGACGTCGAGAATATCCCCTGGACCTCAAACTTACTGAGAACCACTGGCCAACAAACCACACGAACTCTGTCATTTGGAGCCCACCTTCTTCGCTTTCTTCGCGAACGCATCGACCATGCGCTTGCGACCCGCAGGGCTCAACGTCGTCTTTGCCGCTTTCTTCGCCACAGGCTTGGCCACAGCCTTCTTCGCGGCCTTCGCGGACACCTTGGCCGCCGTCTTCTTCGCCGACGCCGCACCGGGCCACTTCACGCCCTTGGGATACAGGCAATCCAGCGATGGCGTAAGCCCGTCATGGAACGCCTTTGCAGCTACCTGGTCAGCATTCACGCCAACCGACTTCGCCAGCTTCCACAGACCCTCACGGTCGTTCTTCACGCCGCCCACCGACATGTAATACGCTT